AAGCACCGGCGCACTCAGTCACCTCGTCGTCCGTGACAAAGGCGAACTCAAGCGCTGGGTCGTCGGCGAAATATCCCTTACCCCAACTCCGGCGGAACCCCGGACACTTACCGAAGTGAAGGCAACTCAGAACGACACCGCGCGCACTGCGGCGGCGACGTTGAGCCCTAGCGATATACCTCAATCATCTTTATCACTCAAAGGAACTACAGTGGAAAACATCAATCAAATCGTACAAGACGCCGTCGTGGCAGCGCTCAAAAACGTTGCCGGCACCCCCGTCGAGGGCGGCGTTATGACCGCACCCGCAACCAAGACTTTGACGACTCGTGGCTTCACCAATGAGCCCGTCGAAGCCCTCAAGCACTACCTCCGCACCGGTGACCGCATCGCCGCCAAGACCACGCTCGCCGAAGGTTCGAGCAACACCGGCGGCTACTTGGTGCCCGTTGACCTCTACGACCAAATCATCGCCCGCCGTGACGAACAGAGCTTGCTCGGTGCGTTTAACTTTCGTCGCATCGTCACCAAAGAAAAGCAAATCGTTATCCCCGGACAAAGCACCAAGGGCTCCTTTGCCATCGTGTCGGAATCCGGCTCGGCAAACTTCAGCGAACCGAACTTCGCTAATTCGCAGACCGTGACGTTGTACAAATACAGCTTGGCGATGAAAATCACCAGCGAACTTTTGAACGACGAACAAAGCAACTTGCAAAGCTTTCTCACCACGGAAATTTCACGAGCCTATGCCCAAGCGGTGAATAACTTCATCATCAACGGCACCGGCTCAAGTCAGCCCTACGGTATCTTGGCACGTGCATCGAACAGCACGACCGCCGCATCGGCAACCGCCGTCACCTTTGCCGAAGTAAGTGGTCTTGAGTACCAAGTCACCGGCGCCTACATGACCGGCGGGAATGATGTCGGCTGGATTATGAAGAATTCAACCCTCGGCAAGATTCGCGCGTTGACCGGCAACTATCCTCAGTTCATGCCGCTGTCAACCAACAGCATCAGCGGCAAGACGGGCAACCTCCGCGACCTCGACGGCTATCCTGTATTCACGTCGGAATACACCCCAGCCATGACCACGGGTCTTAAGAGCATCATCTTCGGCAACATGAACTACTACAACTTCGTCGAGAACGGTCAGCTTGAAATCAAGCGCAACGATTCGCTGTACATGGCTACCGACGAAATCGGTTATTTCTGCTACTTCCGAGCCGGCGGCGATGTCAACCAAGGCGAAGCGTTCGCATACATCCAACAGGCATAACCAAGACTACACCCCGGCGTCGTGACGACGGCGTCGGGGACTAAGGATATACACAATGCAAGTTCAAATGTTAGACGGATTATCCGGCACCTATGAGGATGAGCGCACTCCGCTCTACGCCTCAACCGGCGACATTATCGACATCAGCCCGGAGTGGGCACAGCGCCTCATCGCCGCAGGCATCGCTATTGCGGTCGAATCCGAGACCGAAGCGCCGAAGAAAAAGCGGGTGGTCTAAGTGGCATACACGACGACAGCATTGCTCAAAAGCTACATGGGCGTCACGGCAAGTACTGACGACACCCTGCTGTCGCTCTGTATCGACCGCGCGCAAAGCACCATCGAAAGCTACACTAACCGCTCGTTTGAATCCACCGCCGACACGACACGCAAGTACACGCCAATCATTGACCGCATCGGATCGGGCATGAGTTTCCAAGGCAGTCTTATGGACGACTACACCATAGACCTCGACTTTGACCTCATCTCACTCACCTCAATCACCAACGGCGACACGACCAACGTACCGCTTAGCAGTGTTATCACGCTACCACTGAACTTCACCCCTGCATATGCGGTGCGTATCAAGCAAGCGTCGGGCTACTTTTGGACATACACCGGAAGCCCGGAAGCCAGCGTGTCAATTACGGGACGCTTTGGGTACTCACTGACTCCACCGGCAAACATTGTGCAGGCAACGTTGCGCCTCGCTTCCCAGATGTATCGCCAACGGGACGGCTCGCCTGACCTTGGTAACAGCATCATTAGCGCCGACGGTAGTACCATCGTCACCTCGGCGATGTCACGCGATATCGAAGCGCTACTCAAGCCGTATCGAAGGCGGTCATAGTATGGGCTCACAACTTACCACGATAATCGACGCCGTCTGTGCGCTGTCAATCACTGGCTACTCGATGAACGTCCTGCGTGGCACGACGCTCAAAGACCAAGTCGACGACGCCGACATCCCGACTCGCATCGTTAACGCCATCGGCTTAGTCTCGGCACGCACACGGACGACGACGCTGGGTGGCTCGGGTCATGTCATGCAAGCGGAGTGGACGGTGCAAGACGTCGCCCTTCTTCGTGCGGCAGGGCTTGGCCTTGGGCTCAGTGACATCGCCGCAAGCCTCGAAGGCTACCTCGCCGCCTACCACAATTCACTGCGCACCCTCATCGCCCCGACTTGGGTACTGAGCAACGCATCGCTTCGTGCGACGGTGCTTGAGTGGCCACAGGGATCGGGCAGATACTACGACGCCATCACCGCAACCCTCACCATCATCGAAATCATCCAATAGGAGGACTCCATGGCACAAACAACCGGCGCAGTCACCGGAGCGGCGGCTACCGTCTCCATCTACGTAAGCGCAGCCTACGTCGACATCTCTGGCTCATCGCAGTCTATCGACGTGACCACCGCCACCGTCGTCACCGGCGAAGCGTACACCTTCGACGGCAACTTCGCATTGACCACGGTCGGCAAGTACGAGCCCGTGGAAGTCAAAGTCAATATTTTGTACAGCGAGACCGCAGCCGAAGCCTTTCAATCAGTGCGTGCATTGTTTGAAGCCCGCACGGCAACACAACTCAAGTGGTTGCCCCTTGGTGCCGCTTCGGGTGCCGACCAATACGAAACCAAGACCGTCGGCTACATCACCGCAATGGACTACCCACCCATCAACAGCACAAGCGCCGGCCCACTTATGGTCAGCTTCACGGTGCGGGCGCCCGGTATCCTTTACACCGCCAACACCTAATTTTTCGGGCTGGGCGCACGTCGGACATCCGTGCGCCACGCCATTTTTATGATGTCCGTAATAGGAGATGTTCCCTATGTACACTATCGACGCAGACCGCTTAACTATCCGTGACATGATGACGCTCTCCAAAGTCGGGCCCAGTGGCGACATTGAGTCTATGTTGCCTATCCTTGAAAAGTGCGTCGTCACTGACGACGGACGTAAAGTCGAGGACTTGCCCGCACGTCATCTCAAGCTCATCACCGAAGCCTTAACGAAGAAACTCAGCGGCACCGACTCGGGAAACTAATGCTAGCAGTGCGGGCACATCTTTGGACACACAACCCCGCACCGCTAGAATACATCGAGCTTGTGTGCTGTCGCGATATCTATCACTGTCCGCCAAGCCAGCTTCCGCCGTGGCACATCATCCAACAACACTTGGCAATGATTGGCATTGAGTTCGAAGTGAGCAAAAGGAAAAACAAGTAATGGCCGAAGAAACCGTCGTTATTCGCTTTATCGGTGACGACCAAGTCAGTAAAGTAGCCAACGACGCAGGAAGCGCTATCGAAGGCGTCGGCTCCAAGGCATCGTCGGCGGGTGGCGGATTCAATGCCCTGCAAAGCATCGCCACCGGTGCCTTCATGGCCATCGGCGCCGCCGCCACGAATCTCGCCGGCGCAGCCCTCAGTAAAATCGGGAACTTCATCACCGGCTCCATCGCCGAGGCGTCGGAGTGGAACAAAGTCATCGCACAGACCGAAGCCGTCGTCAAATCCACCGGAGCGGCGGCGGGATTCACTGCGCAACAATTTGCGGAGATGGCGCAAGATATGAGCGCCACCGCAGGAAACTCCATTTTCTCCGACGATGCCATCCTTGGCGCCGAAAATGTTCTTGCGACGTTTACCCAAATTCAAGGCACGTCATTCAAAGGCGCCACGCAGGCAATCCTCGATATTAGCCAAGCCATGGGCACCGACCTGCAAAGTTCGGCGTTGCAAGTCGGCAAAGCGCTCAATGATCCCGTCGCTGGCATCTCTGCATTGAGCCGTGTCGGCGTGTCATTCACCGAAGACCAAAAGGCGCTCATCAAGAGCATGGTCGAAGTCGGCGACGTCGCCGGCGCACAGCAGATTATCCTCGCCGAACTGGGCAAAGAATTCGGTGGCTCTGCTGCTGCTGCCGTCAACACCTTCGCCGGTCAACAGATTGTCCTCGCAGAGCAGTTTAAGAATGTACAGCAAAGTCTTGGCGAGTCACTGATGCCGGTGCTTATGCGCTTCGGTAGCTTTGCCCAAGAAGTCGTCGTCCCTGCCGTGCAAGACTTAGTCAACGTCTTAATCAACTTCATCGACGGCGTCAACTGGGATTCGGTTATGAGTAGCCTTGGCGGCGTGACTGATGCGCTCTATGACTTCATTTATGGCACCGATTGGCAAGGCGGAATCGACGGAATCAGCGCCGGACTTGACTCATTCTTAGGATTCATTTCGCCAATCACGACGGCACTGAGTAGCCTCTGGGCAACAGCACAACCAATCCTTGCTCAGCTGTATAATGCCATTGTCAACCAAGTCGCATCACCGCAAGTGCAGTCACAACTTCAAACCGTGACGACAATCTTTACCTTGCTCGCCGACATTCTGGTTGGCGTCGTTGCCCTTGCCATTAACATGATGAAAGTGCAGTTTCAAGGTTTCTACGATGTCTTTACCATCGTGTGGCCATATGTCCAGACGGCGCTTAATCTATGGATGCAACTCATGGCACCGCTGCAAACGATGGTGGTCGTTGCACTGACGGCGATTAGCCAGCTACTGAAAGGCGACTTTCTCGGCGCATGGGACACCGTCAAAACCGCCGTTATGACCTTTGTCAGTACAGTGACGACCGCAGTGCAAGGCATGGTCACGTCGGTGCTTGTTGCGCTCGGCACGATGGTAGTCAGCCTCGCAAGCCAAGCGCTAAGCATCGGCTCAAGCATTGCAAGCGGTATCGCACAGGGAATCAGCAACGGCGCAAACGCTATCGTTAGCGCAGCCAAGGGCGCCGCTGAGTCTGCGCTCGATGCGGCGAAAAAACTGCTGGGCATTGCGTCACCGTCGAAAGTCTTTGCCGATCAGATTGGCTACCAGATGAGCGCAGGTATGGCAGCGGGTATTATCCGCGGCGTCCCTGACATCACTGGCGCAATCGGCGGAGCAACGGGCGCAGCCGTCGGCGCCGTCAATCAGACAACGCAAAATTATTATCTGTCCGCATCGTATCAAACGGCGCAATCTGAGTCTTCGATTGGCAACGACCTACGGGCGATGCAATTACTCGCCGGAGGCATGGCATGAGCTTTGATATAACCTACACCGTCGGCGGTACAACCTTCGACCTCAATGGCTACGACGCCGTCACCGGCTTTGTTTTTAACTATCAAGGCGACCAGGGCTTTGGCTTGGCTCCTATGCACCGCATCACCCAGCGTGGGCCAATGCAACACGGTGACAGCGACGTCGACTTTCGCTTAGACCCTCGTATTTTGCAGTTGCCTATCTTTGTAGCCACAACGACCGTCGACGATTACTACGCCGCTCGTGGTCGTCTGCTCAGCATCTTTTCGCCGTCCAATACGACGGGGCAAATCAAAGTCACTACAACGACGTGGGTGCGCACCATTGATGTCAAAGTCTTGGGCGGACTTACCTTCGACACCGACGCAAAAGCGGGGTATGCACTGCGTGCGATTATTCAGCTTCGTGCGGACGACCCGACGTGGTACGATGCCGAACTACACAGCATCGCCGGAACGGCAGGTATCGCAGGGACGGCGACGGCGTATCCGGTCATATATCCTCGCACCTACGGGACGGCGAACATCAACTCAACGACGTCCTTTGCCTACGACGGTACGTGGCTCACCTACCCAATCATCACGGCGCTGGGCCCGATTACTGGCTTAGTCATCACCAATAACACGACGGGGCAAATCATCACGACGACCGGGTCAATCGCCGCCGGGCGCACCTACACCTATGACCTACGCTACGGACGCAAGACCGTCTATGACGACCTTGGCAATAATCAAATCGCCACCGTGGCGGCATCATCAACGCTTGCGACGTGGGCAATCGTTACTGGTACAAATTCCATCTCCATCGCCGCCTCCGCATCGGCGTCACCAGCGGCGGTCAGCATCGCATACTACACCCGCTTCGTCGGGATTTAGGAGACACCATGGCAAGTACAGAACGGTCTTTGGGATGGGCGACGGGCGTCGCCGCTACTGACGGCGCCACCACCTACGACTCGGCACGGATGAGCGCTTTTGAGCGGGCGGGGCTGGGCACCGGTGTACTCTTAACTGGCTCATATCTTGCAATGTCCGGCGCCACTACCACGACGCTCACAATCGCAGACGGCTCAGCGATTGTCGGCGGCTACTTCTATGAATCCTATGGCAGCGTCACCATCTCGACGTCAACACTTGGCTCCGGCACATTTAGCGTCGTCATCATCGCCAACACCGCCGCTGGCTCGCAGACCGTCACTGCCAACGGCGCAGCCACCACGACGGTAGCCGCCGCAACCACTCGCATTGCCTTGGTAACCGCTGGGCAACTCTCCACTATCACGACATCAATCACGGCGACGAACATCGTTACGCTTGGCACCATTGTGACGAGCTCCGGGACGATTACGACGATTACGCCGTACTATCCCTACGCTACATCACGGCAACAGCGTAGTCCGCAATACGTCTATGCGACGGGTGGCACGGCAACAAGTATGTCGGCATCGACGTATACCGCGCTGAGTAGCTACGCAAGCGGCGTGTCAAGCCTTGACGGGACGATGACATTCAATACGACCAACGGACAGATTACGTTGTATCAAAGCGGGCTGTATCACTTTGATTTTTCGCTAACCTACGACTCCAATGCGACGGGCACTCGTCAGGCGCTGTTACAAAATCTTAGCTTCGGCTTCCCCGTACTTTCGGCGGCGCTCTTTGCTACCAACAGCACTTTCCGAGGTAGCGTCACCGTCCCGCTCACCGTCACCCTTGGCTCTTACAATGCCTATTTTCTGCAGGGTTGGTCAAGCGTTGCCAGCCGATCCGTCACCGATAGCCAAGTCACTGTCACGAGGTTATAAGCATGGCACCACAGTACACCATCTATGTCTACACGGCGGGTGGGACGCTGTCTGCCGTCTGTACCGACTTCTTAAGCATCGCCGTCAACCGCACGGTCAATAGCATCGACATTGCGCAGTTCGATGTCAATGCCGTGTCTGCGACGGCGTCCTACATCGTCTACGGCGCTATCGTCGAGGTGTATCGCCAAGACATCGTCGCCGGCATTGCGTCGACACGAGAATTCGCCGGAACGATTCGAGGAATTACGACGACCTACGCACAGACGACGGTCATCACGGCGCAGGCCGTGGGTACCAATGCCATCCTCGCCGACCGCATCGTCGCATTTAAGTCGGGCGTCGCTAATCGTAGCCAATTCAGCGCGGTCGTTGCCGAGACGGTGATGAAGACGTTGTATAACTTCAATCTCTCTACGTCAGCAACGACGGCAAACGGACGTATGCTGAGCGGAGTGCTGACCGGAGCAACGGCGGCAACGTCGAGCGGACTGGGCAATGCGACGTCGTTGTCGTGTAGCGGTGAGAATCTTTTGGCCGTGTTGCAAAAAGTACAACTCACCGCCGGCGGTGACTTTGCACTGGTCTACACTGCGCCGGCAACGTGGGCGTTTACGTGGTACACGGGGCAACTCGGCACTGACCGCAGTGCCAGCGTCATTTTCTCTGTCGCAACCGGAACCATTGCCAAGCTCACCCTAAAAACAAATCGAGTAATTGACACGACGGCTGCGGTGGTGGCTGGGCAGGGCGAGGGATCGGCACGAGCTATTGTCACACGTCCGGCGTCGTTACCGACTGGGCTCGACCTGCGGGAGACGTGGGTTGATGCAAGGAATCAAAAGACGAGCGCAGAATATACCCAGCTTGGCGACATCACCCTAAACAAAGCTACACGAAGTCGAGTCACCCTGCAAACTGAAGTTTTGCAAAATGCCGCCCTGCGCTACGGTCGCGAGTACTTTCTTGGTGACCTCGTGACCGTCTACGCATACGCCGCCGGCAACATTACGCAGAAGGTGCAAAGCGTTGCGCTGTCAATGAGCGCAGCTGGAGCGGAGAGTGTCAGTGTCGGACTTATATCAAACTAGCGCAGACATCAAAGCAAACGTCGCTGACTTAGCACGCCAAGAACGACCCGGTGCGGCGCTGTCGCTTACCCGGTCGGCGACACTGTCAATCACGACGGCAGGGACGATTATCACATGGCAAACCGAAGTGCGGAATCAGGGATTCACATGGTCAGGCACGACAATCACGATACCGACTACGGGTTTCTACGGAATCAGTGCGACGATATTTAGCACCGCCACCAACTTTTCCACATGGTTCACTCTTGGAGTCACCGGCGTGGCGGTGTCATTTATGACGCAGGACGTAACGGCGGTCAACCGTCACACGGCGTATATACAACGCTACTTCACAAAGGACGACGCCGTCACATTGACAATTACACCCAATGTCAATTTTACGCTCAACCTCGTTGCTGAGGGGAGCGCAAATGAATCACCATATATTCATTTTGTACAGCTTACCGGAGTAATCTAATGCCAACCATTAACCGCATCTACGACCCCGAAGCGATTCGCATCGCCTACTACGATGACTACGGCGTCGAATACCCACAGCCACCAGAGGGCGACGAAGTCATCGACGCACCCTACACCTACGACGAAGCCATGACGGCGCTCCGGACGGAGCGTGACCGTCGCTTGCAACTGTGCGACTGGACACAGCTTCCCGACGTGCCACTTAGTCAGAGCCAAGTCCTCCAGTGGCGCACGTACCGTAAAGCCTTGCGGGACATACCGGAAGCGGTGCAAGCACAAGGCTGGGACGGTGCGGTGAATTGGCCTACACCGCCGACTTTGTGATATACTACGAGTGACGTTTTGGGTGTCGCGCTTCAAACGTTATACTCCTTCACACCAACGCACCAAGCCCCGCTACGTTTTTTACGTCGTAGCGGGGCTTGGTGCAGTTATTTAGCGTGAACCCAGTTTCTTGACAAAGCGATAAGCAAGAACCGAGCCGTTGGCTTGACTTCATTATAGCACAAAAAAACTCGTGTCAAATTGGTGCTAAATTGGTCTAAAAACTACTTGACACGTCAAATAGTACTATGCTATAATCAGCGTGGTTAGGAAGCAGTAGTACAGAAAGCGAAGAACCATGCAACACCCAGACCACCCGGACATCACCCAGTTCGACACTCCGCTTGAGACCGCAGCCAAGAGTATTGCCATGGCGGCGTACATGATGGAGCGGGCCAAAGCCAAAGGCAAGGAGACCGAGGTCAAGCGCCTGATGGCGCAGATTGACCGCTTGGAACTCGCCGTCGCCAAGTACCTCGCATCACGCAACGAAGGGACAAAGTAATGCCAGATAGCATCCAACACCACGCCTATTTCACCGACCTCTTTATCGTGGGCGACGGCGTCACGATTGAGTTTGTCTACACCAAGCTCAGCGGGAACCGTTGGGCAGTCCGGGCAAGCATCGCCCACGGCGCAACCTTTGCCGAATTCTACGCCACCACCGACGAGAACCCCGAGTCCCTCGAAGAGCTCTTCGCTACTCATCGCTCCGCCGTGTCGCACATCGTTGCCAGCTGGGCAAACGCAATTATGCCAAAGGAGAAACATAATGACTGAACAATTTGTGATGCCGGTGTTTGACACCGTGCAAGCCGCCGCCGAATATGGTCGGCCCGAGCCTGTACTGCGGGCGATGATGGAGGCGATGCGCCCCGGCGCCAAGGCCTTCGTCTGGATTGGCGAGGGTACTATGAAGTACTCGCGCGTGGGCTTCCCTGTCATCACCGGCCACTATCACACCCAACGCTTTGGACGCTTGGACGACGTGGATACTTCGGCGCTGGCGGTCGGCGATATCCACACGGACGGCAACGGCGTCACGTGGGAAGTCGTCGCCAACGTCACCCGCCAAGGGTCAGCAGAGTGGCCGGGCAGTCACGTCTTCTGTGCGGTGGAGGTGACCAATGACTAACCCAAACTTCGACCGTGAAGCTGCCGAGCTCTTGCTCCGTGACTACTTCGAGATGAAGTCGGAAATCGAAGCGCACGAAGCCAATGTCGACGACCTGCGGCGCAACCTACAGACCCTCGTGGAAGCGCTTGGGGGATCGCTCAAGGTCGACCACGTCGGCACTGCGCTGATTACGCCGCCGTCAACGTCGCACTCATATGATACGAAGATGATTGACGCAATCATCGCCAAGGCACTTCAAGACGGCGACATACACACGGCGAAAGCGCTCAGCGATGCCCGCAAAGAGACGACGCGTAAAGCGACGTTACGGATTACGGGGGCAAAGTGATGAGCACTATCATTGTCGGACTTTGCATCACGGCGATGGTCATGGGGGCCAGCGTCACCATCGTGCGGTGCTGGGTCTGGTATGAGAAGACCATGGCGGAATGGCATCACAAGATGATGCAGGAGTCATTTGCAGACGGCTGGGACGCCGCCGTCCACATGATGGAAGATAAGTAGGCGCACAAAGCCCCGCGCAGTGAAAACCGTGCGGGGCTTTGTACATCTGTTTTTGAGTCTTGGCAAATCGCCAATTAGCAGGGAGTATACCATGAGCGACAGACGCAATCAAATCATGCACCGCCAAGTCGGGCACACTGAAATCTGGGTCAATCGTATTTCACCCAGCACCATCGAAGTGACGGTCTATGACCACATCGACAAGACCGAGAAAGTCACCGCCGTGACTACGCTCGACCAAGCCCTGACGGTGGTAAGCGACGCAATCAGCTGCGAGCTACGACGGCAGCAGGGTGAGACGCTGTGAACCTTACTAAGTACAACTGCGCAACCGGTCTGGTGAGTGTGCTGTACACCAAGGGCGACCTCATTGTCCGCACGTCGTCAATATCTGACTCCGTTTTTGTAGATGCACTGCAAAAGCAAAACTCTTTTGCCGTCGGATTTATTCAAGACACGATATGGCGCAAGTACGTATGGGGAGGCGAGCGAAACTTCGTCGTATTGATATGCGAAAAGAACAACGACCCTGTCGGATATATTTTGATAACTCCGGGACACGGTGCGATGACGTATGCAAAGATTCAACAAATTGCAGTTCGCAACGATGCCCGGCGCCTCGACTACGGAAGCGCACTGCTCCACGTCGCCCGCGACTTCTGCGAACACTTTGGACTGCGTGGTTTCACGCTTCGATGTCGTACTGACCTTGAAAGCAATTTCTTTTGGGCAGCGCTTGGCTTCCAAAAGTATGCGACTTGGGAGAAGGGCAAGGTGAACCATGTCGGCATGAAAGCCAGCGCCGATATCAATCTATGGAAGATAGATTTAAACAGCACAATCATGACAATGCCGGAATTACTAATTGAATAAAAACTCGTGCCAAATTGGTGCCAAAAAGTACTTGACAAGTCAAATAGTACTATGCTACAATCAGGGTGGTTAGAAGAGACTACACGAAAGCGACAGACACCATGACGACCAAGACCATCACCGCCCAGACCGCCGCCGAACTTGCCGCTCGCGCCACTATCAAAGCCGCTGCTGCCAACGAATCCGAAACCGCCTACTTTGCTGAACTTGCCGCCCAGACCCCCGTCGAAGCCGTCGCATATGGCGCCGACGGTCAAGTGCTGACCTATGACGAAACCGTCGAAGCCATCGCCAACCGCCAAGGCTGGTTTGACCGCCAAGGGCACTGGGTAAACTACGCTCGCATGATGAAAGAGGCGCGGATGGTCGCCATGGGGCCCACCGCCAAGCGCTACCCCAACTAAGCCCACAGAGATGTTTCGGAGCCCTGCCAAGCCGGGCGGGGCTCCGCACCAAGGAGACAAAATGCCACCAAGTCGCCAATCACTCAATCCCACGACGGGCACCACGCAGGTCACCCACATCATGACGCCGGAAGCGTCGGACACACTGGAGATACTTAAGGCGAGACTGACCGAAGAAAACAAAGGCTATTTCGTGTCTACATCTGAGGTCATTCGCAGGGCTATCATGTACATGGAATTTCACACACGCAGCAACAACGCAAAGACAAAGTAGAAAGCAGAGCAACACAATGAGTTTCGACAAAGACATTAGCGCCCTAAACTTCACCCCTGACCACGGCGACCAAGACCCCAGCGACGGCTTCCCCCGGATTATCTGGTTGTCAACTACCAAGTCCAGCGGTGTCGTTGGTAAGTTCTACGCCAAGGCGGACGTCATGGGCACGATGGGTGACCCGTGGCAAGCCTGCGACCGCTTCGAGGACGAGGCTGGCTTCGAGACATCACGGCTGCGCATCGTGCCCATCCGCAAGCGGAGCCAAGCCTACACCGAGGTGACCATCGGAGGGCTACGGAGTAAGACGTGGGAGACACACTACAAGCCCAACGCTGGTATGCGCATCTACACAGAGCTCCTTTGTTTCGTCGAAGGCTACGACGAGCTCGTGGTCTGGCCAATCAAAGGCTTGGTCGGCAAAGCCGTCACCGCCAAGACCGGGTCAGTCTTTGCCGATGCCAAGTTAGTTTTGGCGGAAGCGAAGAAGACGGCGTCGGCGTCAATCCCAGAGTTCGCTTTCTGGGTACCCATAGCGGCCCCTATTGGGCCAAAGGGCAAAGTGGTGACCACGAGTACCGGCTACGGTAGCGACGTCGTCCTACCGCAGTATGACATCGCTATCGACACCATCACTCGGCAGACCTGCATCGACCTCTACGTCGGCAAAGCGATGCTCGCCAAGGCGGACGAAGCCTACAAAGCGACCACGACGTGGGCGAAAGACCTGCGGGTCAACGAAGTGCCAGCTGAGGGCTTCGACATGAAGACCGTCGATATCCAGCGCAACGTCATCAAGCCCATCGTGGAGGACGACGGACTTTTCTAGAATTACGCAGACAGCCCCGTCGGTCAAAGGGATCGGCGGGGCTGTTACTTTGGAGGAACCATGCAAACCTACTATAGCATCCTAGACGACATCGCCTTCCGCATTGCCCTACTCGACACGACCAAGAAGACCGCAGAGATAGCATTGGCCTACCACGTCAGTGTGTCGCACGTCCGTGCGCTCCGCGCCAAGCACGGTCGACCCTACGTGCGGTCTGCGCACTACGACACCGTCATGTCACGGAAATGGCAAGACGACAAAGCCCTTGTCCACGACGTCCGGACGATGCGGGTCAAAGAGGTGATGAGAAAACATCGCTATTCGATGAGTTCGGTCATCGAGATGCGTCGCCAGTTGGGCATCGGCAAACAGCAGATACTTTGCAGTAAGGCGTTTTTACACGCCGTCAAAACACGGTCACCAAACGACGTGGCGGCGATGTTCGGGCTAGGGCTTAGCGTCGTGTCAAAGCATCGGGTGAGGCTGGGTGTGGCTAAAGTGTTCCGCAATGCACTACGCAACAATCCAAAGTTTATTGAGGATGTACGTAGTGACCGCCGTGCGGCAGACGTCGCAGGCGACTGGAGATGCACCGCCGCATACGTGTCGATGATACGACGGGAGGCGAAGTGATGAAACCACGTACTGTCTCAACAATACCCCACCAACGCTTCTATGATGTCTTCGTCCCGTCATTGCGCCCACTTGGCTGGGACGGCAATGCCTGCGTATCGGTCATCGAAGACACTGGCGAAGTCCGTGTCCACGAAGGATTTACGGTGTGGGCGGCAATGCCCCACCTGAGCTGTGACCTTGACGAGGCAGCGCTGCGCTGTGTCGAGGCGATGCAAAACCCTGCCAACGATTGGCGACACTGGACGCCGACTATGTGGTGGGACTTGGCATCACATGGCATCACCCCAGCACCGACCAAGGCAGTGACGACGGCGACGGCGGATGATGCGTTTTTACGCCAAGCCAGCTTGTTGTAAACCATAGCGAGCTGTCAAGGAATCCTTGACAGCTCACTGATTGACACTACTGTG